TGATAAGAATTTTAGTTTAACTAATGAATCATTATTAGAATCAGTTATCACTAAAGAACGCAATAGTTTTTCTGATGATCATGTCTATATAACTCCAAATGGAAAATATGGAGTTTTAGAATTTGATTTAAATGATAATGAATTCTTTCTAGAATATGATACACTAGATCAGTATTTCGATTGGTGTATAAAGGAAAAGACAAGAGTTAGTAAAAATGTTTTTTGTTCAAAGTGTGATCATTTTGGACATTGTTTATCAGAACATCTAAGAGATGTAAAATCATTAGATCATGGATGTAATGGCTTTAAACACTTAATTGATTGGTATAAAGATAATGAATACAGAGTGGAAAATTAGACAAGAAATATATCATAGATTGCATAAAGCTCACACTGATGATCTTAATACTAAAGATGTTGTATTAACAAATCAAACAGTTAAACACGCAATAGATTATTTTAATAAACGAGACATTGGTTGGATTTATCCTTCTAAATCATATATGGTTGCGATATGCTATGCTCGTTGGTTAGCTGAGAATTTTGGTGGAATACCGCTTGAATATTTGAGTGATACAGATTTATTATATCGTAATGATCCATATTTTCAAACATATGAATCTGATCCAAGCACCTATGATAAAATATTAGATGGTATAAATGGATGGAGTTTTAATCAAACACTTGGTATGGTTCCAGATGTAAAACAATATTTTAATGATGAGTTTATGATAAATGATAACACATAATTTATGGCCTACAAAAGTAATTATAGAATCAGTTTCTATTGATGAATGTTTGCTAATTTTAAATTCTTATGTTTTAGATGGTGATAAAGATTGGGGAAATGTTCTAGAAAAACGATTTGAACAAGTTATTTTAAATATTGCTAATAGTGCTTTTGGTAGTAAATTTGAAATATGTGAAGGATGGATTAGAACTATAAGTACTAGTACACATAATGATTTTGATATACACTCAGATAGTCATTATGGTGGACATTTAGTTGCTATATTACAAGTTTCTGGTGATGAAAATAATGGTGGGGAATTAGTAATATATGATCCTTCATGGAGTAATCCACAATGGGTTTCAGATACTAAAAATAGTAATTCTAACTCATTTACAATTCCATTTAAAATGGGTAGTTTAATCATATTTCCAAGTAATGTATGGCATAAAGTAAAAGCTTATACTGGAAAAAATAATAGGGTTACATTGAATTTAATATTAAAGAAAATAGCATGATACAAAATCTTTGGCCAACTCCATTTTTGCATTCTAAAATTGATGATAATATGTCTGAAAGAATGATAGAAACAATATTGCAAGAATATAATTTGACTGATCCTCCTGCAGATTTTGGATCAATTGATATTTTAGATAATCCAAACAGGGTTATTCAAGAATTTAAAAATACTATAGTTTATCCTGCATTTAATTCATTTCTTAAACAAACCTTGAATAAGCAAATATCAGATTGGAAAGCTTCTAGGGTTAAAGGTTGGTTAACTGGTACTGGAAATGATTATAGGTTAAGTCACCATAATCATAGTGGAGCTCAACTATCTGCCGTTTTCTATTTTTTATGTGATCCATGTGATCGTGGAGGACAAATTGTTTTTACAGATCCTAGGCAAAATGCCAATAGAGGATATGATATTGTATTTCAAGAATGGTTTAAAGCTTTAGAAATAGTACCAACTAGCGGAGATTTAGTTATATTTCCAAGTTATCTTTATCATTTTGTTACCACATACCAAAGTAATATTCGCATAGCTTTGCCAGTAGATTTATTTTTATTTGCCTCTTAAGTATTGCTTGTAATAGAAGCGCAACTTATATAAATAAAGCATGAATATAACACTTTTTGGATTTTATAGCACATGTCACAGTTAGTAAACCTAGTTATCGATCAAGGCTCTGACTTTGTAGCCACGTTAGATATCCAAGACTCAATAGGAACACCTATTGACTTAGCATTATATACTATCCGTGGTCAAGTTAGAAAAACGTATTCATCACTTACTGCGTATAGTTTTACCTGCACAAAGACAACTAATCAAGGTGAAGTTAAGTTAAATATGCTTGGTACATTGACAGCTACTATGCGTGATGGTAGATATGTATATGATGTAGAAATTCTGCATTCAGTACTCGGAACAGTTATTCGAGTAGTTGAAGGTCAAGTAACCGTAACACCTAGAGTATCAAGGGGCTTATAATGTCAACATCGATTAGATCCAAGATTAGACTAGATACACCAGTTACAATTCGTACATTCGCGCTCGGTATTACATCACTGAATCTTTTAGATCTAAACGATGTTGATGCCACAGATTTATCTGATGGTGCAATGATGATCTATAATAGTGATACAAGAAAATTCGTATTAAGCGCGACAGTAGATCATCCAAGATCTAAAGTAAAAATTATCGGAGGAAAGTACTAAATGGCAACCATTATAAAAATCAAGAACTCTGGCCTAAGTGGAGCTCCTTCTACTCTTGCCACCGGTGAACTTGCATATTCATATTTACAACAATTACCTATTCAAGGCGTTGTATCAAGTAATGGCGGAGATCGCTTGTACATTGGTACAGGAACTGAAACCGCAGGTGAAGCAACCAATATCGTTCATGTCGGTGGTTCATACTTCATGGATATGTTGGATCATGAAAATGGTGTATTAAGCCCAAATTCTGCAATCATCACTGATTCAAATAGCAAAATTAATCAATTAAATGTTGATAATCTTCGCTTAGATGGCAATACCTTATCAGTACAAGAAACTAATGGCGATTTACATTTAGTAGCCAATGGTTCTGGTACAGTTAAAATTGATTCAGATATTGATTTAACAAACTTAAACGTTGATACTATTTCATCATCTAGAGTTGATGGTAAAATCTTTATTGAACCTACAGGTACAGGTTATGTTGAGATATCTAGTCAAAATGCGATTCGCGTTCCAGTAGGTAATACTGCTTCTCGTGATGCTTCTCCATTACAAGGTATGTTCCGTTTCAATACCACAAATTCAATCTTTGAAGGTTATGATGGTGGTTATTGGAATGCTATTGGTTCTAAGTTACAAGATATTGATGGCAATACATACTTATCACCAGAAAATTCTCCTGGTGCGAATAATAATCAATTACGATTCTTTACTGATGGTTTAGAAAGAGCACGTGTTGAAGCTACTGGTGCATCAAAGTTCTCAGATGATTTAACAGCAGCTACTCCAGTTGGTACACAAATTAAGAATAACCGAATTTCAACATTCGGTACAGATATTCTTTATCTTGATCCATCATTCACTGGATCTACAAATACTGGTTCAGTTGTTATTGAGGGTAACTTAACAATTAAAGGTGTAACAACAACTGTTGATTCTGCATCTACAAAATCTAATGATCCTACAATGATTTTAGGTTTTCAATCTAATTCTGCAGGTACTGAAGTTGCAATGACAGCACCAGACGGTCTTGATAAAGGTATTGAGTTTAGATGGTTTGCTGGTAGTGCTAAAAGCGGTTTCTTTGGTTATGATACCTCAGCTTCTCGTTTTACAATCATTGAAGATGCAACAAATACTAATGATACATTCTCAGGTACACCATCAGGTGTTAGATTTGGTAATGCATTATTAACATCATTATCATTCTCTACATATACATCTAATTCAATCCCTTGGATTGATACTGCTGGTGATGCATATTTCATTACTGGTGATGATACTGTTGATTATAATGGTGGTGATACTACTGGTCAAGTTCTTCAAATGAATTCAAGTGGTTTACCAATATTTGGTCATATCGATTGTGGTACATATAGTTAATTATTAGGATATATTATGGCATATGAAGCGAGTCAAGAATTTATTAATAAATTTGTAGAAAGACAACAAAAGGCAATTGCGGATCTAATGAATAAAACAATATTATTAGAAACACAATTGTCAGTTGCAATGGATAGAGTTGCTGTATTAGAAGCAAATCAAAAAGAACAGGTAAAACCTGATAATTTTGAATCATCAGAGGTTAAAGCACAGTAATGGCTAACGGTACAATAGTTCAACTTCGTAGAAGCGATACACAAGATGTTGTACCAGATGGTACAGTATTATATGATGGCGAAGTTGCGATTAATACATTTAATCGCAAACTTTATACCCGCATAGTAGATGGACAAAGTATAGTTGAAGGTATACCATTTGGTGTATTAGAAGCAAATCAAACTAGTTGGTTGCATGCAGTTGTTCAAACTGTTGTATTAGATATTTTTCCAGTTGAACTACATCACTCAGCCAAGTATTTCATTGAGATTATGACTAGCGGAATGTCGGCTGTTCCATATTATCAAGCAATGGAAGTTATTGTTATTCATAATGGCACAGATGCTTCTATTACAAGATATGGTTTAATAGATACTGATGGTGAAATAGCCACTGTATCAGCTGATATCGTTGGTGGTAATCTAAGATTAAAAATTACGAGCAATGGTTTTGGCGGTAATACAAATTACCAAGCTAAGTTTGTTCGTATCATGCAGCAATTATAAATAGATTAATATGACAACAATTAATAAACCGTTTATAGTAAAAGATGATTTAGTCATTGATAATGCTGTAGGTCGTCAATTTGTTATACCCTATGGAACTAGTTTACAAAGACCAGTTAGTCCAGCAAAAGGTGCAACTAGGTATTCTGATGATAGTCAAACGATAGAAATATTTAATGGTGCAGCATGGCAAAATGCTGCACAAGCTGGTGAATCTGTTACTGCTGCTGGTGCTGAAGAAATCGCATTAGTACAATCAATCATATTTGGATAAGACATGGCATCCTCAAGCAATATAACGAATACAGTAATAAAAGGTTTAGGAAAAGTTGAACAAACTCTTATTATTACATCATCTACTCAAAAAGCTGCTTGTGTTGGTTTAAGCTTAGCTAATTTAACTCAAGGTATAGTTAATGCCTCAATATTTTTAACTGATGATAATGGTACAAAGGGTCATTTTATTAAAGATATTAAAATAGCTCCAAATAGTAGTGCTAGAGTAATAAATGGTGGTGAAAAATTATTACTAGCGCCTGAAAATCAAGTTTCGGTTGTGTGTGATACAAACAATGGTTTAGATGTTATCTTCAGTCTTGTAGTTATCACATATAGTTAAGGAAGATTAAATGTCAAGTACTCCATTTGTAATAGGATCTTCAATTGAAGATTATCAAAATGCAGATCCACACTATTTGTATGCTTTACGTAAAACAGATGAAGGTGATCTTTATCTGTTGAGATTAGATTTATTTGATACAAACGATGAAGCTAAATTATTTGGTGAACAAATTCCATCACAATTTGCTGATATAAGTTTGCCTGGTGATGATTATTTTGATAATAGAGATCCTATTACTAAAGAATTAATTTATAGTAGAGAACATGTAATATATGAACAATGGAAATGGGATAATAGATTTAATTCCTATTATATTGATAATGATGGTGAATTAATTTCTGCTATAAATGAAGATATTCCAATGCGAGTTATGGAAAATATTATTGATACAACTAATGCTATATTCACATTAACATTGACTAATTCTAATAACAATGTTAATGTATATGATAGATTAATATCAAATGGATGGAATGGAGTATCAGAAGTTGAAGTAATAAATAATGGTACAATAAATTCAAATACACCGATAAAAGCTGCAATTTTAATAAATGGATTATATCCAAATGGTATAACACTTATTAATAATGGAGAAATATTTGGTGCAACTGGCATAATGACTTCTAATCATGAATATATTCTAGGCGGATATGCTATAGAAGTATTAACTGCATGTAATATTACCAATAATCCTACTGGTAATATTAGGGCAGGATTATCACTATTGGGTGTTGCTCTAGTGGATTCATATACACCTGTAGTAGATATAGCACTAGTAACACTAGTTAATACTGGAACATTTTTGGATTAATATCCAATAGTATTATCACATCTAGACTAATCTTATAAATAGATTAAATACATAAAATTAATTGAATTAATTAAAAGGAATAAGAAATGGCAGAGTTCAAATTAGGTAGACTTAAGTTCGTATGGCGAGGCGAGTGGACTACTGCCGCAACTTATGTTAAAGATGACGTTGTACGTCATGGTGGTAAATCATATATTACAATTCAAGCCCACGTAGCAGCTGCAGATTTTTATACTGATATTGCTCATTGGAGTTTGATGACTGATGGTACTGCTTGGGTTGGAAATTGGGAACCTAGCGGAGTTACTTATGCTGAAAATGATTTAGTTTTAGTTAATGGTAGAACATACATTTGTACAATTCATAATACATCTAGTGCAAATTTTACAGCTGATGCTGCTAAATGGGAACTCTATTCAGATGGATTTAAATGGTCAGGCGTATTCAATCCAACTTCAATTAGATATGAATTAAATGATATCGTAAGTTTTGGTGGTTGTACTTACATCTGTGTTAATGCACATACAACATCTGGCGCTTTTAATGAAGCTAAATGGCAAACATTCGCTGAAGGATTCCAATTTGATGATTCATGGAATGACACTACTGAATATCAGATTGGTGATATTGTGGGTATTGGTGGTTATGTTTATAAAGCAATAACACGTAATACTAATAGTATACCAACACAGAATGTAGCTGATTGGCATCCATTTATTCTTGGACTTAATGTCTTAGCTGAATGGGATAATGCAACAGCTTATCGTATTGGCGATGTAGTCAATTATGGTGGAAATCAATATTTTGCAATTGCTGATACTGAGGGATTCCAATCTCCTGAAGATCCTTATAAATGGAAATTATATTCTAATGGTTTGGATTGGAGAGGCGCATGGAGTAATGCTAGCGTAAGATATAAAAAGCATCAAGTTGTTAATCAGGGTACATCATCATATGTTTGTATTGCACATCATACTTCATCAAATGGTAATTCTCCAGCTGCTGATACTGTGCATAGTTATTGGCAAACACTCGCGGATGGTTCTCCATCAGCTATTGTAACTACTCGTGGCGATACAATATTTAGAGACAGTAGCGGTGTTGCACGTAAACCAATTGGTGCAGCAAATAATCTTTATGTTGTAAATCAAGCTGGCACAGAACCTGAATGGTCAACTACAGCTGATGTTACAGTTAATAGTATTACGATTACAACCGGTGATATTGGTCCATTAGTTGAAGGTAATATTAAAACTACTCTTGGTGATATTGGTACAGAAGCCGGTGATATTTACACAACGCTTGGCAATATTAATGCAGCAGATGGTGATGTTACGGCTGCTTTTAATATTACTGCTACTACTGGAAATATTTCAGTCACTAGTGCTGGTGATATCGGTACAGCTAATGGTGATTTATATACAAATAATGGTAGTGTACTTATAACTGGTGATATTACTACAACTGGTGTAAATGATAGTGGTGGTAAATTAACTGTTACACATAATATAACAACTGATTCAGATGGTACTAATGATGCATCTCTTTATATTGGTATAGATGCTGAACTTTCAACTACTGAAGGACCTACATTTACTGATGCTTCTGCTGTATTACGCAGAGATGCTCCATCATTTGTTCAAATGGCATTACAAAATACCAATTCAGCTGCTTCTGCTTCAACTGATATAATTGTTTATGCTGATAACGGCGATAATGATTCTGGTTGGATGGATATGGGTATTACCTCATCTGCGTATGCTGATGCTAGTTATGGTATTACTGGTCCTAATGATGGTTATATCTTCATGTCAGCACCTTCAGGAACTACTGGAAATGGTAATTTATATATCTCTACCAATAATACTGGTATGCAGAATGATATCGTATTCTCTACGAATGGTTTCGGTCAAATAACCTCAGAGAAAATGCGCTTAATTGGTGCTACGCATGATGGTTTAGAACCAGGATTAGTAATTAATGTTACTGTTACTACATTATTAACTTCAAATATTAATAGCAGTACAGATATTATCTTAGTAGTTGATGCAACTGCTTTCCCAACAGTTGGTACTATTAAGATTGGCACTGAGGAAATCACTTATACTGGTACAAGTAGTACTGAGTTCACTGGTTGTACTCGTGGAGCAAATGGTACTATAGCAGCATCGCATTTAATTAATGCTGAGGTTGATGGAGTATCAGCTTCTGTAAGTCCAACAACTGGTGCTCTTAGAGTAACTGGTGGCGTTGGTTTAACAGGAAGTTTAAATGCTGAAGGCGATATTATTGCTTTCGGCGGTGCAATTTATCAAGGTAGAGATGGTGGAGTAACAGCTAAACAATTAACTATTGATGATCAATTATTTCCAGGTTATATTGGTTTAACTAATGCTTCAGGTATATTTACTGGTGATCAAGATGGATTCGTTCAGTTTGCTTTAAAGAATCATAGTTCAGGTACAGCAGCTTCTACTGATATTATTGCATATTCATCTAATGGCGATAATAATTCAGGTTGGATCGATGTCGGTATTACCTCAGAAAACTTTAGTGATCCTAATTTTACAGTAACTGGTGCAAATACTGGTTATCTGTTTATGTCTGCACCTAGTAATGGTATAGTTACAACTACTACTGGTACACATACCTCTACTTCAACTACTATTAATGTTGATTCTACTGCAGATTTCCCAAGCACAGGTACATGTACAGTTGCTGGTGGTGGACAATTCTCTTACACCGGTAAGACAAGCACATCTTTCACTGGATGTACACGTGGTGTTAGCAATTCTAATGCGAATTCAATAACAGCTGGCACACGCATCTATCTAAAATCTAGTGCAACTTATACTGGTGATCTATTAGTTGGTACTGCTACAGGTGGTTCACAGAATGATATCGTATTATTCTCTGGTGGATTCGATGCTGGTAATGAACGTATACGTATCATTGGTAATACTCGAGCAGGTCATGCTTCCGGTGTTGAGATTCTCGCATCTACAGCTTCAATTTCAACTACTACTGGTGCTCTCAGAGTTAATGGTGGTATTGGTTTAATTGGTAATTTGAATGTCGGTGGTGATGTTGGAATTGCTGGAAATATAGTAATTACAGGTACAATATCTGTGGGTGGTTCTGGCTCTTCTTTATCTACTACTTCATTAACAGTTTCTGATCCAATGATTGGTTTAGGTAAAGGAAACGTCGGTGATCTAATTGACTTAGGTATATTTGGTCAAACTTCATCGGCCAATACTACATTAAATGGTGCACTTAATGATTCAGTTACATCGATTGTTCTTACCACTGCAACTGCATTTGCTGCATCAGGTACAATTTTAATTGGTGATGAAGAAATAACTTATAGCGGTAAATCAGCTGATACACTTACTGGTTGTACACGCGGAGTTAATGGTACAACTGCTGCATCACATCTAACTGCTGCTATAGTTATTCAAGCAAAATATACAGGTTTAATTCGTGATGCCTCTGATGGTATATTCAAATTATTCAAAACTCTTGGTGGTAATAAACCAACATCAACTGTAAATATTTCTGATGCTACTTTTGAATATGCACCATTAACATTAGGTTCATTGATTGTTAATGATACTACACCATCTACTGTTTATACAGAAGGTTCATTGATTACTAAAGGCGGAGTTGGTATTGCTGGTGCATTATACAGTAATGGATTAGCTAATTTTGTAGGTGCTATTTCCTCAGGTGGATTATTAACTGGTGTTGGTTTAACTTCAACTGGAACTGTTGCTGTTAATGCTTCTGGTGGTATTACTACTAATCAATCATCATTCCCGATTGCAAATACTAGTGCAACTACTATTGATTTTGGTGGTGAAGCTACAACACTAAATATTGCAAATACTGCAACTGCTGCACAAACTGTTAATTTAGGTACAGCTAATACGGGAGCTTCTACATATAATCTTGGTACAGGAATAACAAGTACTGGTAATACTAAAGCAATTAATATTGGTACTAATGGTGCTGCAGGTTCAACTACTAACATAAGTATCGGTAGTTCAAACGGTGGTACAACAACTATTAATAGTTCATCTCTCGTAGGTGTTGCAACTACTCAAAACTTATTTAACTCAGCAGCAACAACATTAAATATCGGTGGCGCTGCTACTGCAGTTTCTATAGGTGCATCAACTGGTACTACTACTATTAATAACCAGTTGAATTTCTCTGGAACATTAAGTTTAGGTCCTGTTACTGAAACTACATCGACTTTAACTGGTGCTACGGGTGTAGTTGCACATAACTATAATACTTCTAACGTATGGTATCATACAGGTATTGCAGCTAACTTTACTGCTAATATCACTAATACACCAACTACAATTAATAAAGTTTCTACAATAACTATTGTATTAGTACAAGGTGCAACTGCATATATTCCAAATGCGTTGCAAATTGATGGAGTAGCACAAACTATTAAATGGGCAGGTAATACAACTCCAACTCCAGTAATTAATAGAACTGAATTAGTTGTCTTTACTTTAATTCGTACAGGCGCTGGTGCTTGGGTAGTATTAGGACAACATTCATCATACGCTTAATCAATTGTTCTAACTTAAGGAAATATCAATGGCATTAGTTAGTTCAAGCGGACAAGGAAGTTTACATGTAGGAAGAGGTGGATATCATCCATCTCAACCTCCAACTGAAGCTTCAACATCATCGGCTGCAGGAAGTTTAGGCACTCAAACTCTAAGCGGTACTGGAGACACAATTGCAGGCACTTCAGTATCTGCTGTCAGTGGTCAACGAAATGTATTTGATCCATATAGTACTGGTATAGTTTACACACTAGTTTCTGGTACTCTTCCCACTGGTTATGCACTCAATGCTTCAACTGGTACTATCACAGGTACATATGCTGTCTCAGGTATTAATACTGATGGTACAGTTTGGAACTTTACTATCAGGGCATCTGATAGTAACACAGCAATTAAACAATATGCTGATAGAGCATATTCTATAACTCTATCAGTTCCATGGTTATATCGTCAAATCATTACTACTGCATATATGGCTGGTGGATATCAAAACTCCGTGCTTTGGTCAAACGTTAATAGATTCCCTAGGTCAACTGAAACTTGTACAAATCTAGGTGATAATTTAATTGATAATTACCATTACAAATCTGGTATGTGCGATACTGATCGTGGTCACGCGTTCAATGGTAATACTACCACTTCATTTAGTATGAGAACAGAAGTAAAGGTAAATGGAGTTGGTGCTCCTGGATTTGCAGCTGCAAATACAGGTACAACATTTGCGGCAGATCGTAATAGATCTTTCACTGTTGGTGAAGGTGTAAGTAACTGTTTTAGATTCACTGCAAATACAAATACATTTGCAACGCTTGGCGGTGGTCAAGGGGGCATGGCAACAGGTGTTTCAGGTGAAAATAAAGGAATCTGGTGGGGTGATGCTAATAGATCTATTAATTTCTCAACAGAAGGTCAAGCAGTTATTGGTATGGCTGGTGGGGCCCATGGTCAACAAAAAGGCTTAAGCGCTAAAACTGGATATGGTTATGGCGGTAATGAAGGTACATATAATGGTGGATTTAACCTTAGAAAAATTAATATTTCTGCTGAATCATATACCACAATTCAAAAACCTATTTCTTCTGGAGCTGGAGCTATTAGTACCGCCGGCAATGGAGAAGAAAATTATGCTATGACACAAGACAGAGGTTACATCTTAGGTGAATATAATGGACCTGCACAAAATAATAACTGCGGTAGATTAATTTATTCAACTGATGTTGTTGCTACACTAGGTACTACCGTACAAGGTCACGGTGGAGCATCATCTGGCCACTGCTTCTGGAGAGATTGAGATGGGTATTAAAACAATAGGTAATGCATCTAAAAATACAGGAAGCGGTGGATATCATCCAGGTGTTGTTCCACAAGATATTGACGCTGGAGTTACGTGGAATCAAGGTTCACCATTAGTCACACCAGTAAACGGTTTGCAATTATATATTAATGCAGATAGAGGTGTATGGACTACTATCACTAGTCTTCCAACATATCTTCTTGGTAATAATGTCTTAATGACTACTGTTATCAATGAGAGTGATACTGCTGCAGCAACATTAACAAGAAACTGTCGTATATATTTAGCACGTGATGCAGCATGGAACGCAGTTGATACTACTGGTTGGACTCTACAAGAAACCAGAACCGGTATGACTATCACAACAAATACACTGATTTATTATAAAGATTTTACTCCAGGTACATATACATTAGACAATAATTCTGCAATGTATTTCTTTGTATTTCCATCTGCAGTTTCAAACCCTACTGGTTCACTTGGTAAAGATTTAATAGGTGGTACAGGTGATACAATTGCTGGTACATCTGCATCACCTATTAGTGCTTATAGACAAACGTCCGATCCATTTAATATGGGTCCTCCAGTGTATTCAATTTCAAGCGGTGCATTACCTCCTGGATATTCTCTTAATACCTCAACTGGTTTAGTGAGTGGATCTTATACACCATCTGGTATTAACACTGACGGTGGTGTATACACATTTGTCATTAGATCAACTGATGCCTCAACTGGGGCAAAGCAAACATCTGATCGATCTTATAGCATAACATTATCTGTGCCATGGTTATATCGTCAAATCATTACTACTGCATATATGGTTGGTGGATATAAGGATGCTGTAGTTTGGTCAAATGCTAATAGATTCCCTAGGTCAACTGAAACTTGTACAAATCTAGGTGATGGTTTAATTGATGGCTATAATTATAGAACAGGGTTTTGCGGTGATAATAAGGGTTATATATTTGGTGCAGGTGGTGGCCACGTTGTAATTAGTACTAACTGTTCTGCATTTAATTTAAGAACTGAAACTAAAGGTGCTAATGCTGGAGCAATGCCATTTTCTGCTGCGTATGCTGGAACTGTATTTTCACCAGATCGTAATAGGGCATTTGTAACTGGTGATGGTGTAAGTAATTGTTTTAAATTTACAGCATCGACTGAAGCGTATTCTACTTTAGGTGGTGGTCAAGGTGGCCATGCAGCAGGTGTTTCAGGTGAGAATAAAGGAATCTGGTGGGGTGATGCTAATAGATCTATTAATTTCTCAACAGAAGGTCAAGCAACTATTACCATGGTTGGTGGTGCCCATGGTCAACAAAAGGGTTTATCAGCTAAAACTGGATATGGTTATGGTGGTAATGAAGGTAGTTATGCTGGGGGATATAATCATAGAAAAATTAATATTACTGCTGAAACATATGGTACCATCACAAAAATGTGGCCTAATTGTGGTGAAGAAAACTATGCAATGACTCAAGACAGAGGTTATATGATTGGTCAATATGATGATTCGATTGGTCAAAATAATAGATGCGGTAGATTAATTTATTCAACTGATGTTGTTGCACAATTAGCTACTACCGTACAAGGTCACGGTGGAGCATCCTCTGGCCACGCTTTCTGGAGAGATTAATCAAGGAAGTTTATATATATTGTATATAATTAATATAGGGAATAAAAATGAGTGAATTAGTAGAATTCGGGAAATATGCTTCAATATTTCCAAAAAAGAA